GTTTTGAATACCATCAAAGGCGTCATCAATGGAATCATCAGCGTCATCAACACGGCGATTGATCTCTACAACAAAGCCAACAATCTTTTTGGCGGGAAAGACATTTCCAAAATTGGGAAAATTGGTCAGGGCGGAGCTGCTACATCAGGCACGGTCGGCGGCGTTCAATTGCCTTTTGGCGGCGCAACTCTTGGCGGCGGTGCAACAGGTGCAGCGGGCGGAGCTTTAGGCAACGGCATTGGTGCAGGGCTTGGATCAGCTCTCGGCACAGCTCTTGGATCAGCTGTTGGAAATAGTGCGGCAAAAGCTGTCAAGGAATTGCCAAAAACATTGATTGAAGAAATATCGGAAGCAAATTGGTTGAAAAAGACAATTGATGAAGGTGTGTTCGATGCGGCTCGATTCAGAATGGGCGAGGAAAGAAGCATGCTGCCACCTGTTCCATCAATGCCGACTTTTGATGTTGCAGCTGCTAGACGCGGCGAGGAAAGAGGCAACACATACAATGTGACGGTCAATGGGGCAATGGATTCGGAAAGCACCGCGCGGCAAATTGTGACGCTTTTGAATGATTCACAGGCTCGCGGCACACTTGGCGCAAGTGGATTTGCAGGGCTGATCGCAGAATGAGCGTTTGGACACCTGATTGGCGCATCAAGATTCAGGGCGTTGAATACACAAATTTAACGCTTTCAAATTTGACTATCTCATCAGGTCGTACAAATATCTATCAGCAACCCGTCGCAGGATATTGCCGACTTCAACTTATCAACACGAATGTCAGCCCAATCACTTTTGACATCAATGATGGCGTGACAATTGAAGTCAAAAAGGATTCGGGAGCTTATGTGGTTTTATTCGGTGGCAACATCACCGACATGAATATCAATGTGTCATCGGCAGGCGCAATCGGGATCAGCCAAACGATCAGCATCACGGCTCTTGGCGCGTTGGCAAGATTGCCAAAAGCGGTTTTTATTGGCAACATTCAGCAAGGCACGGACGGTGATCAAATCAGAGATGTGCTTGAAACGGTGCTTTTTGACAATTGGAATTCTGTGCCTGCCGCCGAAACTTGGGCGGCATACGATCCAACGGTTATGTGGGAAGATGCCGAAAACAACGGTTTTGGCGAAATTGATGTGGGCGATTATACGCTTGACGGTCAAAACAGCGTCGATTCAGATGTTTATTCAATCGTGGCAGCTTTAGCACAATCAGGTCTTGGCTACCTATACGAAAGCCCAAACGGCTTGATCAACTACGCTGACAGCACGCATCGCACAGAATACTTCTCAGCCAACGGTTATGTTGATCTCGACGCCAAACACGCGCTTGCTGGCAACATCACGACCAAAAAGAGATCGGGCGATGTGCGCAACAGCATCACGCTGCAATATACGGCAAGCGGCAACTCGGAAGTCAGCGACAGCGATGTGGCATCAATTGCCACTTATGGTGAGCTCGCCCAAACAATCCGCACGACTTTGAAGAATCAAGCCGACGCGACAAGCCAAGCGGCGTTTTATTTAGAGCTCCGAGCCTATCCGCAAGCCGTTTTCGATAGCGTCACTTTTGCGCTTGGCAATCCTGAAATTGACGAAATTGACCGAACATCGCTTTTGGGCATATTTATGGGAATGCCAATCAACCTGCAAAATCTGCCCGCCAATATGAGCAGCGGCGAATTTCAGGGCTTTGTCGAGGGTTGGACATTTCAAGCCACGGTCAGCGACATCAAATTGACGATGACCGTTTCTCCGCTGGCATTCAGCTTGCAGGCATTTCGTTGGAATTCTGTGCCTGTCACAGAACGCTGGAACACTTTATCGCCTACACTTATCTGGGAACAGGCGACGATCGTCGCGTAAGGAGAGCACATGCCTAGCACAACAAACTTTGGTTGGACAACACCCGCCGACACCGATTTGGTCAAAGACGGTGCAGCTGCCATTCGCACATTGGGCAATGGCATTGACACTTCATTTCTTGATCTCAAAGGCGGAACATCAGGTCAGATACTTGCAAAAAATTCAAACACCGATCTTGACTTTGTTTGGGTTGCAAACGATCAAGGCGATATTACGGCGGTAAATACAAACAGCCCATTGACAGGCGGCGGCACATCAGGTGCATTGACTTTGTCATACGATTATGCAGCGGGCAGCAAAGTCACGATGAATGCCCAAACCGCGACTTATACTGTCATTTTATCTGACGCAGATCAAAAACTTATTACGATGAGCGTTGGATCAGCCAACGATTTTTTAATTCCGACAAACGCAAGCGTTGCTTTTGCCATAGGAACTATAATCAATGTTATTCAAATTGGTGCAGGTCAAACAACAATCAAAGCCGTGACATCAGGCACGACAACAATTTCATCAACTGGAGCAAGTGCGATTGCACCTAAGTTGAGGGCTCAGTATTCAGCCGCTTCTTGCATCAAGGTCGCAACAGATACTTGGTATGTTGTCGGAGATATTGCCTAATGAGTTTAATCGGGATTGTTGCTTCACAAAATTATCCGCGCACCTTTAGCGTTGATTATTTGGTTTTAGCAGGCGGTGGCGGTGGTGGTTATCGTTCAGGCGGCGGTGGTGGCGCAGGTGGGTTAAGAAGCACTGTCACTGCAACAGGCGGCGGTGGAACTTTGGAAAGTGCTTTGTTAGTAAGCGCAGGACAAAATTATACTGTCACAATTGGCGCTGGCGGCGGTGGAAGTGGTGGCACTGCTGATAGAGGAGATTCTGGCAATAATTCTGTGTTTAGCACAATAACCGCAACAGGTGGCGGCGGTGGTGGTTCTACTTCAAATCGCCCTGGTTCGACCGGTGGGTGCGGCGGTGGTCAAGGCGGCGGGAATACAGGCAACATACCGCAAGGCGGTGCTGGAACTGCTAATCAAGGTTATGAAGGTGGAGATGCTTTAGAAAATGAAACACAAGGCGGTGGCGGTGGCACTGGTAGCGCTGGTCAAGATTCACAATCATCCACTGGCGGAAATGGTGGAACGGGTGTTGCTTCATCAATAAGTGGTTCATCCATTACTTATGGCGGTGGTGGCGGCGGCGCTTGTAATCAAAGTAAAACCAGCGCTGGCACTGGCGGATCATCAATTGGCGGCAATGGCGGCAAAGGCTTTCAAAATGGTGGAAATGGAACTGTAAATCGCGGAAGCGGTGGCGGTGGCGGTGGATTTAATCCTGATAGTGGAGAAAGCGGAAGTGGCGGTTCAGGCAGTTCAGGAATAGTTTATCTAAAATTCCCTGATACAAAAACAATTACAATTGGCGCTGGTTTGACAGGAACAACAGGATCACCAAGCGGCGGATTCAAAGTGACAACAATTACCGCAGGCACGGGGAATGTGAGTTGGGCATAATGGCACATTACGCTTTTTTAGATAACAACAATGTGGTTCTTGAAGTAATAACAGGCATTGATGAAAATCAATTGATTGAAGGTTTGGACACCGAAACTTGGTATGGCAATTTTAGAGGCCAAGTCTGCAAGCGCACTTCATATAATAACAATATACGCAAGCAATACGCTGGCATAGGGTTTTCTTATGATGCCGTCAATGATGTATTTATTGCGCCACAGCCTTTTGCTTCTTGGTCATTAGATTCTAATTTTGATTGGCAAGCTCCAAAACCTAAACCTGAAGATGGTTTTTGGTATTGGAACGAAGAAGAAGGAGAATGGTTTGAGCACATTTCCTGACGGCACAGCTCAAAGATTTTGCCAAGTTGCATTGGGCGAAGTTGGCTACATTGAAGAACCTGTCAATTTGACCAAGTATGGCAAACACACGATGGCAGATGGATTGCCGTGGTGTGGAAGTTTTGTGATGTGGTGCGCAACAAAAATCGGCATCAAGATTCCATCAGTTGTGAGCACGGCAGCGGGAGCACAAAAGTTTAAGGATCAAAATCGATGGAGCGAAACACCGCAAAAAGGTTATTTGGCTTTTATGGATTTTCCACACGACGGCGTTGATCGCATTTCGCACATTGGCATCGTCGTTGATGTGAAAAAGGATTCTGTTATATGCGTTGAAGGCAACACATCAGGCACGGGAGATCAGCGCAATGGCGGAATGGTGATGATCAAGGAGCGCGCAATCGGCAAGGGTTCGCCTGTCGTCGGTTTTGGCATTCCAAAATTCACACCGTTTGACGGCGATTTTCCAATCGTTGAAGCTCCCGATTCGGCTACACCTACAAAGCCGAAGAAAGCGAAAAAGAAAAATGGAAAAAATCAAAGCACTTCTGGCGAGCTGGTCGCGTAGCTTCATTGCGGGATCGCTTGCCGTTTATCTCGCAACAGGCACAACCGACCTGAAGACACTTGGCTTGGCTGGCATCGCTGCGCTTGCGCCCGTATTAATGCGGTGGACAAATCCCAACGATGCCGCTTTCGGGATCAGCAAATAAGCTGATCGCGTGGTGTCTGGGCGCGCTTACCCTTTCGCTCGCCCTGACATCATGCGGTTATGACGGTTGGATTCGATACCCTTGCCAAGAATTTGAAAATTGGAAATTGAATGAATGTCAAGCACCCGAATGCAAAGTCACGGGAACATGCACAGCGGACATTTTGGGTTCAACAATTACTCAATCCGAGATCGACAAAGCAAAAGTTGAGCCCTGAAGATATACACGCAAGGCTCATTTTCTTAATCGGGGCAACCCTTGCGCTGACATTCTTTTGCGTCACGGTAGGCACGGTCTATGCCCTGATCTTTGTCACTCAGCCCATCGGCGCGCAAGCTCCAAACGATGCAGCTTTTATTGATTTGCTCAAAACGCTGGCAATCTTTTTGACGGGCTCTCTTGGCGGCGTCTTAGCAGGCAACGGCTTGAAATCACGAAAGAGAGATGATGACACGCCGAAGCCCAAGCCAAGTGTTTGAAATTGTCGGCGATTGATGTCATTCTGTAAGTGCTGGCAGCTCGAATGAAGCTGTCGCAACGGGAGCAAAAATGGAAACAATTGCAACATTCTTGAACACGACCATTTCGGTCGTTTTTATGATTGGCGGGCTTTTTATGGCATTGCTGATCGGTTATGCAAAAGGCTTCAACAGCGGCAAAGAAGTCGGCTATACGCAAGGATTCTACAAAGGCAGAGCTATCACGCGGCAGGTTAAATGATGGCGTTTGATCTCAGCAATTATGAAGATGTAAATGCTCGAATCACTAGATTTCGGGTTGAATTTCCGATGGGTAGAATTGAAGCTCACATTGATCACATCGATTTTGAAAATGGTCGAATCTTGGTGCGCGCTCTAGCGTTTCGCACCGATGATCCTAACGAATTGCCCGCTGCCATTGATTACGCTTTTGAGCATCGGGCAACGCATGGCGTCAATCGCGATTTCTGGGTCGAAAATGCGGTGACTTCAGCCTATGGTCGGGCGATTGGTGCGCTTACGCCGTCAAACGCTCGACCTACGCGGCAAGACATGGAAAAGGCAGAAAAGCTCCAAGCCGAGCCCGTGGATCATTACAAACCCGCGAATGTCAAGACAGCTGCCGAATCAATAGGCGAGCTAAAACAGGTGCTTGGAGCGAAGCTGATGTCAGAGCCACCGAAATGCCAGCATGGGCATCGTTTGAAGCGCGTTGGCACATCGGAGAAGTCGGGCAAGCCTTATCTTGGTTGGGCGTGCTCGGAAAAGAATCGAGCCAAGCAATGCCCGATCATATGGTGGAAGCAAACGCCTGACGGTGATGATTGGCTATCGCCTGAAGACTATGCCGATTATCTCAATGAGCGCGGGTTAAACCTTGATCCTAAGATTGAAAAAGAGCCTGTTCCCGATGATATGTTGAGCGATAAGGAAAGGGCAGCAAAATGAAAATTGTGCTTGATTACGCGCAACAAATAAGAGCAGCTGAAGTGGCACTCAGCCGAATTAAAGAGCTTGATCTAAAGCCTAATCATTCCAGCCGCTATGACAAAGAGCTGTCATTTCCCGAATATGTGGCACAGGTGACCGAAAGCATTGGGGCTGAAATAGCTGTGGCAAAGTATTTCGGAATGATTGGCTTTGATCCTGCAATGAGCCGATTCAAGCTAACAGCTGATGTCGGAGCTGCAATTGAAGTCAAATGGACACACTATGACGGCGGATCATTGATCATATATGAATCAGATCGCAATCACGATGTTGCCGTGTTGGTGGTAGGCAAGTGCCCGAAATACAGAATCGCGGGCTGGATACCGGTCAGCATTGCAAAGCGGGATCGCTACAAACACCACAAACAGCCGACTTGGTGGATCGGGCAACAAAACCTTCAACCAATTGAGAATCTATACAGGAGCAAATATGGCGAAGCTGTATCGGGCAAAGTGTCGAATCTGTAAGGCGCACAAAGTGCATCTCAGCTTCAATGATCTGTCAGACAGATTGCCGCCTGACAAGGTATTTGTTCAATGTTCAGGTTGCAGCGCGTTTGGCGTTGAGCAGCTGGAAAATGTAGAGGAGCTAAGCGATGAAACGCAAACACACAATTGAGATGACCTTTACAGCTGAAGCGGCAACAGCCCTGCAAGCGATCCTTCACTTGCGAAGGGCAATGTCTTATCTGCCTGAATCATATGTCGAAATGTTCGACATTAAG